GCGCGCCGTTCTCGGTGGTCTCGGCCCAGTCCTCGACGGAGTAGCCGACCGAGACGTGGCGCAGGATGCCCGCCAGAACGTCCTGCCAGACCGGCTCCACTTCCGGCCGCGCCGAGAACTGGATGAGCGCAGTGCCGCGCTTGCCGTCTACCGCGGCGCTGCGGACGGAGCCCAGAACGTCGCGGACGGCGGTCTGTCGATGCGCGTCTAGGACGCTGGCACCTTCGAGGCGCGACAGGTCCACGGCCTCGGGCGCGAGGCTGAGCCGCTCGATGTATTGCCCTGCCATGTCGCGGCGGCGCACGGGCGCGCCGGTGGACCAGACCACCTCGACGGTGCGGGTCTCCGGATCGGCCGTGGCGGGCGCGAGCGTCGCGCGGCGGGTGAGCAGCTCCATGGTGTCAGCCATCGGCCTCCTCCTTCTGCTGGGGTGCCGTGTTTTGACCGAAGGCGAGCCCCAGCCCCTCCGCGCGCTCGCGGTCGGCGGCGATCTCGGCATCCACCTGTTCCGCGTCGTAGCCGCGCTCGGAGATCGCCTGGGACCGGCTCTTGAGCCCCGCGCCGATCGCCATGATCTCGGCCTGCACGTCCTTCATCGGATCGACGTAGTCGAACTTCGGCGGCAGCCATTCGCAGGCGAGGTAGGCGTCCGGGTTCCTGTCGAAGTCCCGCGCGGGCAGGTCGCCGGTCAGCACCGCCAGCCGCACGAACCGCTCCCACACCGGGCGGCAGAACAGGTGCACGACGACGTTGTGCTGCAGCTGCTCGACGCGGCGGCGGAACTCGATCAGCCCGGCGCGGATCGAGGAATAGGTGACGCCCTCCAGATCGCCCGAGACCAGCTCGTAAGGCAGGCCGAGCCCCGCCGCGACGGCGCGCAGGTGGTTCTTGACGAAGGGCGCGTAGGCGTCGTGCTCGGTCGGGTTCGAGAAGCGGATGTCGGTGCCGGGCGGCAGCGGGATCAGGCTGCCGGGCTCCATGCCCACGGTCAGCGCGCCGCCGGTATTGGTGCCCGAGAGCCCGCCCGCGGTGCCGTCCGGGTCGGTGATGAAGCCGGTAAACAGCGCCGCGACCTTGGCCTTTACAAGTGCTGCATCCTCGAACTGGTCGAGCTCGTGCAGCCGCAAGAGCACCGGCGCGAGCCAGGTGATCCCGCGCAGCTGGCCCGCTGCGAGCGGCTTGAACAGATGCAGGCAATCGGCGGCGGGAACGCGGATCGGGTCCATGCGGAGAGACCCGAGGGGGTCGCCCGGACGGGAGGACAAGACCCGGTAGGCGACCCGGCGACCGCCGGCATCGAACTCGATGCCCGCGCGGATCCGCGCCCCGCCGCCGATCTCGCGGTGCAGGTCCGTGGGAACCTGCTCGCGATCCAGAAGCTCGAGGTGGAGGGGGATTGCGTCGGCCTCGCTGGCGACACGCAGCCGCGCGAAGCTCTCGCCGCTCTCGACCATCGCGCGCACGGCCATGGCCTGCAGCCCGTAGAAATCCGCCAGCCCGTCCGGGGCGGCGTGGTCGGTCCAGCGCAGCCAGAGCGCCTGCAGCCGTTCGCGCACCGCCCGGTCAGGATGGGTGGACTGCGGCTTGATCCCCGCGCCGACGACATTGCCGACGAGGCTGTCCACCGCTGCCGCGACCCACGGGTTGTTGCGGGCATACCACCCTGCCCGCCGCGCCGCCGTGGTCGCGCCCGCCAGGATCGCCGCGTTCAGCCCGTCGACCGTCCGCGCCCCTTCCCAACGCCGCCCGCCACCCGCAGCATCGAAGCCGCGAGCGCGCGCGAGGCCGAGAAGGCGATGGAGGAAGGTCCGCATGCCCGCGAGTCTCGCGCGGCCGATGTCAGATGCCTATTCAGAACGTTTGGGAATCGTTGAAAAGGCTCGCAAATCACTGAGACCACGGATAGATTCGGTCGTGTCACGGTTGAGTGCGAAAGGCCGCGCCGATTTGGAGAGAAGATAGTGTCGCCCGTTGAAACTGCTGTTCGTACCTATTTCCAGCGCATGGCCGAGATCCGTAGCACGGGCGGCGCTACCAGCGAGACGTCTTACTACTCGGCGCTGGAGAACCTGCTGAACGAGCTTGGCAAGCTTCTCGACCCGCAGGTGATCTGCAACGGACAACTGCGGAACCAGGGCGCAGGTCACCCGGATTTCGGACTGTACAGCAGGAAGCAGTGCAGCAAGGGTGCGCCAAAACCGGGTCAGGGGGAGATCCCTGAGCGCGGCGTCATCGAGGTCAAGCCCCTCGCGGACAAGAACTGGCAGACTGCCAAGGGGAAGCAGGCAACCAAATATTTCGACCGGTATCGGCTGGTGCTCGTTACCAACTACCGCGAGTTTCGCCTGATCGGGGAAGATGACGCCGGGAAGCCGGTCGAACGCGAGTTCTTCAGTCTGGCAGTGGACGAGCCGAGCTTCTGGTCGATGGCCGCGCACCCGGTGAAATCGGCCAAGGAGCAGGGAACGCATCTGGGCGAGTTCCTGCGGCGCGTCATGATGAACGCCGCGCCTCTGACGCGGCCCGAGGACATTGCGTGGTTCCTCGCGTCCTATGCGCGCGATGCGCTGGCGACGCTGGAGGAAAAGGACGGGAAGACGCTCGCGCCGCTGCGCACCGCTCTCGAAACCGCGCTCGGCATCAAGTTCGAGGGCGAGAAGGGTGAGCACTTCTTCCGGTCCACCCTCGTCCAGACGCTGTTCTATGGCGTCTTCTCCGCTTGGGTGATCTGGGCCAGGGGCGGCGGCTCGGGCAAGTTCGACTGGAAGTCGGCGGGCTACATCATGACCGTGCCGATGATCCGCTCGCTGTTCGAGGAGGTAGCGAAGCCGAGCCGCCTCGCCCCGCTCGGATTGATGGGCGTTCTCGACCGAACCGGCGAGGCGCTGAACCGCGTCGACCGGACGGCTTTCTTCAAGACCTTCGACAGCGGCGAGGCGGTGCAGCACTTCTACGAGCCGTTCCTCGAGGCGTTCGACCCTGATCTGCGCAAGGAGATGGGGGTCTGGTACACGCCCCGCGAGATCGTCCGCTACATGGTCGAGCGGGTGGACACCGTTCTGCGTACCGAGCTCGGCATCGCAGACGGGCTGGCCGACAAGAACGTCTACGTCCTCGACCCCTGTTGCGGCACCGGCGCCTATGTCGTGGAGGTGCTGCGGAAGATCGAGGAGACGCTCCGCGCCAAGGGCGATGACCCGTTGATCGGTCAGGATGTTCAGGAAGCGGCCCGCGAGCGCGTGTTCGGCTTCGAGATCATGTCGGCGCCGTTTGTCATCGCGCACTGGCAGGTGGGCAACCTGCTCGCCGGGTTGGGCGCGCCCGTTGACCCGGCTAAGGGCGAGCGACCGGCCATCTACCTGACGAACGCGCTGACCGGATGGGAGCCGCCCGCAGGGCCCAAAGCAACGCTGCCTCTGTTCCCCGAACTGGAACAGGAGCGCGACCAGGCCGAGCATGTGAAACGCGACGTGCCGATCCTCGTGGTCATAGGCAATCCGCCCTACAACGCGTTTGCTGGGACCAGTCCGGAGGAGGAAGCAGGGCTGGTAGAGCCGTACAAGGACGGACTGATCACCAAGTGGAAGATCAAGAAGTTCAATCTGGATGATCTGTATGTTCGCTTCTTCCGAATTGCGGAACGTCGGATCGGAGCGACCGGTCGAGGTGTCGTCTCATACATCTCGAACTACTCGTGGACGCGAGAGCCCTCCTACGTGGTGATGCGCGAGCACCTGCTTCAGAGCTTCGACAAGTTCTGGGTCGAGAACATGCACGGTGACCGGAACAAAACCGAGTACTCCCCAGATGGCACGACAAGCGAGACGATTTTCGCCATGCCCGGATTTTCGCCGGGCATTCGACAAGGAGTGGTCGTCAGCCTTGCCATCAAGACCGGCAAGACCGACGAGCCGAAGCTTGTGCGCTATCGCGACGACATCGACGCTGGCAGGGCGGCGGTACGCAGGCAGCAGCTACTCGACAGCCTCGCGGTTACACCTTTCGATGACCAGTATGAGGTTGCCGACCCGCAACCGTGGAACCGGCTGTCGTTCCGGCCGCGCGACGTGGGCAGCACCTATCTAGCTTGGCCGAGGTTGCCCGATCTGGCTGTCCTCGAGCCGATCAACGGACTGATGGAAAAGCGCGGCGGCGCCCTGATTGACATAGACCGCGCCGCCCTCGCCACACGCATGACGACCTATTTCGACAAGGGAATCGACTGGCCGGCATTCGAACTGATGGGACACCCGCTGGCGAAGGATGCCGCCCGCTACAAGGCCAAGGAGGCCCGCACCAAGGCGCTCGCCGCGGCCTCGTTCGAGGACAAGAAGATCGTGCGCTATGTCGTGCGCCCCTTTGATGTGCGGCATGCCTACTTCACCGACGTACGTCCCATCTGGAACGAGCCGCGTCCGCAGCTCTGGACGCAGTTCTCCGGCGGAAACGAGTTCCTGATGTCCCGGCCTTCGGGAGTCGCGGACCCCGAGGGACCGCCAGTCTTTTTCACGCGCTGTCTCGGGGACAACGATGCGCAGCGGGGGCACTCCTATTACTTCCCCGTTCAGAAGCACGAGCCGGCGCACGGCATGCTGGCAGGGGCCACGGCGGCGAACCTTTCCGCGCCCGCACGCGCCTGGCTCGCACATCTCGGGCTCCCGGACCCCGACACGGATGCCGACGCAGCAGCGGCACCGTGGCGCCATGCGCTCGCGATCACCTATTCGCCGCAGTATCTGGGCGACAACGCCGACGGCGTCGCCATCGACTGGCCCCGCGTGCCACTGCCGAACGAACGCCCGCTCCTCGACACCTCGGTCGCCCTCGGTGCGAAGGTTGCAGCGTTGCTGGATACCGAGGTCGATGTGCCCGGGGTGACCAGTGGCAGCGTTGCCGAACATCTGCGCGTTCTCGGCGGCATCTCGGCAACCGACCTTCGGGTGACGGCAGGATGGGGTAGCCGCGACAGCAAGGGCCGGATCAATCCCGGCCGTGGGAAGACCGAAACGCGGGATTGGACTGAGTCCGAGAAGGACAATCTGCGGAAGGGCTTCGCGGCGGCCGGTATCGTGGAGGCGAGGGGCTTCGCGCTGCTCGGACGCGCAGTCGACGTCCACCTCAACGACACGACCTTCTGGCGCGGCGTTCCCGAGGCAACGTGGGACTACGTGATCGGCGGTTATCTCGTGATCAAGAAATGGCTGTCCTATCGGGAGGAAGCCATTCTAGGCAGAGCCCTGACCAAGGACGAGGCGCGCGAGGTGACAGCCATGGTCCGCAGGCTGACGGCCCTGATCCTGCTGAGCGATGATCTCGACGCGAACTATGTTGCCTGCCGCGACAAGGCATACAGCTGGCCCAAGACCTGATCACGTCATCCACGCCGACCGGATCACGCGCCCGGCTTCCACACCGGGCCGCGTCGGCGTGGCCGCCACCCCCTCCACCTCCTCGTTCAGCCTGAGCCCCATGCTGATGAGCCCGTGCAGGGCGGCGTGGGCGTAGACGAAGGTGTCGAGGGCCTCGTTGCGCTCGCCGTCGCGCTTGGGCTGCCAGGAGCGGATGGGGCGCCCGCGCTCGAAGCGGGTGACGACGCGTTCGGCGGTCAACTGGCGGAAGTAATCGGCGTCGAGGCGGCGGGGAAAGTGGATGGCGCCGGGGCCGGGTTCGGTCAGTTTCAGGCGGGCGTAGACGGCATCCTTCACGGCATCGACGCCGACGATGAACAACGGGATCTTGCCCTTGTTGGTGCGGGTCGGGCGGCGGGGCCAGACGGGAATGCCGGGACCACCGCGTCCCTTGATCGCCCAGATGCGGCGGGCAAGGCGGGTGCGGCAGAACTCGTAGGCCATCTTGGTGTGGTGGCCGCCTGTGTCGACCGCGACGGCGCGGACGGGCAGATCGCCCCAGGTGCCGTTCAGCACGCCATCGAGATCGGACCAAAGGCGCGGGCCGGAAGGGTCACCCCAGAGCACGCGGTAGTCTATCACCCACGCCTCCTCGTCCCGGCCCCAACCGACGACTTGCATCTCAAGGCGGTCGCCCTGCACGTCGACGCCCGCCGTCAGTACAGCCACGCCGGGGGCGAGGTCGCTGCCCCAGTCCTCGCGTCGCGCCATCAGCGGATCGGCCGGAACGGTGTCGCCTGCCTGGTCCTCCCAGGACTCGCCCAGCTTGGTGTTCACCCAGACCTGCAGGCGGGCGGGATCCTTGGCCACGCGGGCATGCTCCTGCGCGATCTCGGCCCACGTCTCCCATGGCGAATAGAGCGACGACAGGTGGAACCCCGCCGTGCGGCCGTCGCCCGGCGCGGTCGGCTGCCATTCGCCAGCGGCCAGCAGGCGGGGCTTGTCGTGCTCATGATGGACGCCGCCGCAGGCCTCGCAGACTAGGTAGGCGGCGTCGCGCTGCCCCTCGGGCCAGCGGATGCGCGCCCATGTGATCGGGGCCATGTCGCCGCAATGCAGGCAGGGGACATGGAAAAACCGCTGGTCGCTGTCGAGGAAGGCCGCCTCAATGCGGGAATGACCTTTCAGTGTGGGCGTCGAGACCATGTAGATCTTGCGTCGGCCGCGGAAGGTGGCGGTTCGCTGGATCGCCAGATCGACTGGATCGCCTTCGCCATCGGCGTCGCCGGGATAGCCGTCCACCTCGTCCAGGAACAGGTAGCGCACGGGCGTGGATCGGAGGCCGACGGCGCTGTTTGCCCCGGTCATCACCAGCTGGCCGCCGGGGAAGGACTTGCGGAACAGGCTGTTCCCGGCGTCGCGGGAGCGCGGCGCGGCAACCAGTTCGCGCAGCGCGGGCGTGGCCTCGATCAGCGGGTCGATGCGGACGGTCGTGTTCCGCCGCACCATGTCGAGCGAGGGCATGACCAACATGGCAATGCCGGGTGCGTTCTGGATGATGTAGCCGAGCCAGTTCAGCCCGGCCTCTGAGCCGCCGGTCTGCGCGCCCTTCATCAGCACCACGCGCTCGTAAGGACTCGCCGTCGAGAGCGCGTCCATCACGGCGCGCAGGTAGGGCGTGCGGTCGGTGCGCCAGCGGCCAGGCTCGGCCGAGGTGGGCGGCAGGATGCGGTGCCGGTCGGCCCAGTCCGAGACCGGGATCGGCGGTTCGGGGCGGATGCCGCGCCGCCAGGCGAGGTCGATGTCAG